CCGCCCGTGCTGGACTTCACCGACCCGACCGCCTCAAAGGTTCCGTCGGTGTCATGCCGGGTCCAGGCCCACACTTCCTGCTCGCGAAGAAAGGTGAACGAAAGCAGCGAGCCGTCACTCATCACAACCCACACCAGATGTTCCGGATTATCCGCCAGCGCCCAGCTTTTAATGGTTTTACCGCGAAACAGGTGCTTGGACATCACACTGAGTTCCGTCCGGTCATACCCGTCAGAAGCCAGCGAATAACGGAGTTCAGAAACAGTACGGCCGTCCGTCTGGACACACAGCACGCTCAAACCCACAATCAGGGGCGCAACCTCCGCCAGCACACCGCCATAACCGTGCAGCGTCATATCTCCGTTGGTCGGCGTCAGGCTTCCATCTGTACCGGCCAGCGAATGCCAGCTTCCGGCCGTCAGAATCAACAGACTTTTCAGCGGAACCAGATGGCGGATTTCATACTGCTTTGACAGCGAAACTTCATAGTTGATCGGCTCCGTTGCCAGTTGCAAATCGCTGTTCGCAAAATTGACGAAGTTCGATGTTCTCGATCCCCAAAGCGTTTTGGGCTCGCTGTCCGTCCGCGCATACATCAGCCGCTGCTGGAAAATACCGACCGCCCCCGGATAACCGGAAGATTCTCCGAAAGAACCGAAAGACCAAAGCGTGGTTGAAAACTCCGTCAGAGAACCATATTGAACCGTCCCTACCACACTTTGCGTTGTTGAAACGATTGTGATTTTAACCACATGGGTATAGGTGCTCTCCGCTCTCAAATAGGCTTTTATTTCCTGCGCCGCCGCGCTGACAAACTTCAAACGCATCAGACTGGGCATTGCAATTTCCCGCATCAGCGTCCCGTTATGGTCGGCATTGACAGAATGAATACTGGCCACCTCTTCCCAGGTCGCCCCGTCATTCAATGATTTTTGCAGATGAACCTCGCCACTCCAGCTTCCTTCGGTCCACATGGTGACCTCACCAATCACCATCAATTGCGCCGAATAAGCCACCGCCGCAGCCGCTATGTTCCATTTATTTGCGATCGTCCGGTCTGCATTCGGCTCTGCCAGCCCCATGAGCATCCCGACATGCTGCGCGGTAAACGGCGCATGTCCGCTGGCGGTAATCTCGGCGCTTGCCACCGTTGAGGGAATAGCCGCCAGAGCAATCCAGTAAAGCTGCCACCCGGAAGTAGTTCCGGGAACAATGTTCACCGATGAGGCAATGCTTTGATAGGCCGTAGTCCCTGAACCGGTTTTTATCACATTTCCCGAAACGGCCGTAACCATGGCTCCGCCGCCATTGGCCGCGCTGACACCAATCTGAAGACAATAACAGCGCTTTTCATTTTCAGACCGTGAAGAATATGGAGATGGATAAGTCAGTCCAGCCGGATCGTTTGGACTGGCTGATCCGGTGGGGACGCAACCGGCTTCCAGCACGCCAATCAATACGTCCCCTGTTACGTATAAATAAACGAACTTCCACCCCAGATTCACCGTGATGTAATCATACGTCGTCCCGGTAAAAATTTTGTTGATTGTACCCGACGCCGCATACGTTGACGCCCCGCCACTTTCAGTAAACGTCAGGCTCAGAGTAACCGGATTTCCTGCCACCAGACCGGAAGATTTGGCTATCCGGATAAAGGTAAACGGATAGGTTGTCTGCGTGTATGAATCATACGATTTATTGCTCCACACAGAGGCCGAATAAAACCGGTCGCTCTCACTGATCGACGTCGTGGTTAAATCTGTTTTGATTGTCGAGTTTTTTTCAAAACTGGAAACCGTTCCGATCCAGCTGGCCGTTGCATTAACCGTCAACCCAAGCAGCACAATATCGCCTGGAGTATAAACCGCCGTTGCATTCCACCGGTTGAAATTAATCGCAATCGTTTTCGATGTATCCGAGTTGATAATCCCGAGCGGCCCGCCGACCATTTCAGCGTCGATCCACCGCCAGTCATCATTCGCATACCGTACCAGCTTGCGGGTTTTAAAATCCTTGTGAGCCATAAAGAGCGTGTCGTAACTCTGCGCAAAACTCAGACGCGGAAGATCGGCCAGCGCATAGGGCGATTCGACAACATACGGCATTTGCAGCCAGCCGTTCGCCTTCGTGTCCGGATCCACACCGGTATCCACTTTGACATAGATGGTGTTAAACGTAAGCGAATCATGGTTTCCCCACGCCCACTGCCCGCTGCTCAGACTTCCGAGGGTTCCAACCGGCATCTCGTTGCCATTTTCATAAAGCATCTTGGGTTGCAGAATCCCCGGATCCGCGTCGCCAATTTTTTGGAAGTAATATTCTCCCGCCTTAGCCGGCGAGGCTTTCCATTCATACCCGTCTGTGCTGGAAACCAGATTGGTAACAACCACCCGCCCGCCCTGCAAAAACATCACCCGCTGATCGTAAAAGCAGAGCATGTACGTCTGCGCTTCATTAAATTCAAAGGGTACAAAAAGCGCCTGCTCATTCAGCGGAAAAGCATATTTGGTTCCCGGACGGTTTGAAGCCCCGCCCTCGATATGCACGAACATATTGCGCAACGTCTTTGCGCCAATCTGATACTTGGCCAGATCGGTGCGCCCCCACAAGGCCGGAGCCAGCTCACCGCCGGTAAACGCGGACTGTATTTTGTTCGGCAGCGGCATCGGGTTTTCCCTTCGGATTACAAATCGGTATACCGGCGGCCCAACAGCGCCGTCTGGTCTTCGTGCTGTTCAGAAGCATCTACGTTCTTCGCACTCGCCAAGATTCCGGCGAGTTCGTATTTGAGGACGTCGCGACCTTTATCAAATCCCTTGATCTTGGTGTAGACTGCAATGGCCAGCGCCAGCGCGAATGCGCGCACAAATAGCGCATCGAACTCGCTCACCGTGGAATTGTCGGCGGCATACACCAGCACCGCCTCATCCATGTCCGCGGCAATGTAGGCGTTTTTGAACGGCTTGAAGCGTATCCGGTCATCCGGCTTGCGACTGCCCGGATTCCAGATGGCCCACGGCGTAATACAATCCGCCGGACGTTTGTACAGAAAGGCATAATCGCGCGGAGTGCCCGGATATATTTTAGGTGCAGGAGCCGTTCCGTCCGCCCCGACCGTCCACGCCGTCACTTCCCACGGCCAGCTCACGTCATCGACGGCCGTAAAATAGGCTTTGGTTCCCGCCGCATTGGTAACCCGCCAGTATCCGCCGACCTTTTTGACGTAATAATCCTTGGCCGCTGTTTCGTGGTCATACTCTGCCGTTGTTACGGCAACGAAATTATAACCGGCATTAGCATCCGCTATTCCGCATCCGGAAATCACCAGCCCCTGCGGATCAACCTGAGCAAGTGCCAGTTGTTCTGTGCAGAACTCAAACGGGTACTGCCGCAGCAAGCCAAGCCGCACAACATCATAATTGTCATTGCAGACAATCACATTGTCATCCGTCAGCGCCGTGAGTTCGGCGGAGCTGATTTTATCCTGACCCAGCGCGTCGAGCGCCAGGTTGATGATGTCGAGCTTGCTTGCGGCAGCACTCATGGCTTAGGTCTCCGGCTGGGCTTTCTTGATTGCCGAACGCACCCCGGAAATCTCTTCGGCCGTCAGCATCTGATCTTTGCGCGAACGTCCGGAGGCTTCTTTCACCAGCACCACATCAATACCCAGCTTTTCAGCCAGCTGTTCAACCGTGCAGGGTTCATCCGCCGTCTTCGCCTGAATGTCCGCCGCCAGCGTTCCGGCCGCATCGGTACCGGCCTTAGACAACGTTTCCGGCTGTTCTTCCGGGTCTTTCACCGGTTCTACGCCGTGCGCCTTGGCCTCGGCGGCCGGAACAAAGTGCCGGGGGCACTTTCCTTCCAAAATCAACTTGTCCCCCGGACTGTAAAAGCGCGGAGGATTCCCGTAGGTGCAACTGTCTGTGCAGATAAATACACTCATTTTTTCTTCTCCTTCATGGTCGGATACAATTCGTCAGCCTCAGCAGCCGTGTCCTTGCCAAATTCCATATCGGTAATTTGCAGTTCGACCCGCTGAGAATGGTTTTTCTTTTCGCCGTCTTCGCTGGCGTTTTCAGAAATCGATTTTACGCGGACGCGAATCACCGCATCCATCTCGTCGCCTACGGCAACCTTCTGCAGTTCTGGAAACTGCGCAATCTGCTCCTCTTTAAGACTGATCCGTGCGCCATACGGATACTCCGGAGCATCACACACCTCCGCGCACGCGGAGATTTCCTCTTTATTTTTTTTGGACAATTTCAGGCTTTTCATAGCTTTGCTCCAAAACCGGAGAGGGCTTGCACCCCCTCCGGCCGTTTATCGACCGCTCAATCAGCCGTCAATCATCTTGTTGGCCTGGGGCGCGGCCGTCAGGAATGCCGACACCTTCGGATTGACGGTCAAAGTCGACCCGCCAATGGTGTAGTACATCCGGACATAACGCTCGCAATCGCGCGGAATGCGCTGCTTGATCACCGTCGTGCCCGCCGCCACCTGCGCGACAGCCACCGCCGGCGTCAGGTCCTTGGGCGAACTGAAGCTGGCGTTGTCATCACACTGCAACTTAGCCGTAACGGTTTCCCCGTCATTGGCAGAATCCGACGCCAAATCAACCTGCGCCACCACATACAGTTCTACAACTGCATCACCGGCCTTCAACAGGTCGATGTAGTTGGTGGAAGCCGCCGTTGCCGTCAGTTCCTGACTGTCACTGAACTCAAGTCTGGAATCTAATATCATGACTCTCTCCTTCTTTTTTTTTATTCAATGGCCGTGCCGCCCGAAAGCGGCACAGCCGGTTTGATTAAGCCGCCGGAACGACTGCTTCGGTGTTCAGGATCGACTCGCATTCGCGAATCGGAATACCGCGGTAGGTCATGATCGGCTTGCCGTCCACGTCCTGATACCCGAGGAACAGGTTCGTCTTGGCCTGCGCCTGACGATCCAGCGCCGTCAGTACGGTCGCATTGCAATAGATAGCCGGACGGCCCATGGTGCGGCCTTTCTGGCGATGGTAGGCAATGGTGAACTTGTCGAACAGGTTCGCCGCGCCGCTGTTGGCATCCAGTGCCGAAACGTCGAGGTTTGCAACGCGCACAATCGAGCGCCAGTCGCGCACAGCCAGACCCGCGTCCCAGCCAAATTTGGTTTCCAGCATCGTCGCACGTCCGCCGCCGGCGTCAGAAATTTCCTGCGCCCCGAGGTCTTTCATCGACAATCCGCCGTTGGAACCCTTCGGATAGATGCAATGCATGGTGTTCGGGCCCCACACAACGAACCATACCGAGGTATTGTCCGCCGCGTCGCTTCCGCCGCCATGAATCACATTGAAGCTGGACTTGGTTTTGTCGGTTCCATACTTGTTGAACCGCGGCGCCAGACCCATGAAGCGCTCCGGATAAATATCCGTGTCGCCATAGAACAGCGTCGTTGCAATGTCCTGATTCAGACCTTCGATGAACGGAGATTCTTCCGACAGACGCCATTCCGCGCTGTTGCCGTTCAGCATAGCCAGTTTTTCGTCAATCTGCGAACGGGCTTCCAGCATACCGACCGTATCCTGCACCTGTTTGCTGGTGCTCTTGGCCGGCTGCACGAAACCGTACAGTTTGCGCCACGTGCCGTTCGGGATACCCGTCCGGATCGTGGTAACGTGATTGGTGCCGTTGTTGCACTCCAGCCACGTCATGTCATCTAACACGCCATTGGTGAGGTTGAGAATTTCAACCACCTTGGCGATCTTGCCGTCAGGATCTGTCCGCCGGGCCACATCCATCAGGGTAGGATTCAATGTACTTAATGCACCCATGTGCTCCTCCTGTTGTTTTTATGGGTTATTTCATTCCCGAGTTGGGATACAGATCAGCTGCCGAGACGACCTTCGCCCCGCCACCGCCGCCTGCATTATCCACAAACCCGCCTTCAACCGCCTTCTGCGCAATGGCGAGTGCTGTGATGATGTCCACATCGTTGCCGATGTAAAACGCCGGATCAGCCATCTTGGCTTGGAGTCCTTTCGATCCGTACTTCTGCACGAACCGGTTGGCCGCAATCAGTGTTTCCTTCGGGAGTTTTTCAGCCTCGGCGCGCATCGAGGAGATAAATTCCTGCTGCTGCACTCTGGCCGTCTCCATCCGGAGCTGTTCGCGTTTAATCTGAAGATCAACCAGTTCCTGCACCGCCTCTTTGGGGAGATTGTGCTTGGTCACGGCTTCGCTCAGCGCCGCCTTATCGGCATCCGCAATCACGAAACCTTCGGGCAGTTTGATGTCAGCCAGAACATCCGCCGGAGCGTCTGCCTCGCCTTCTTTCTTTTTGCCCTTATCGTCTTCAGGTTTTGTCTCTTCGCCCGGTTTAACTTCACCTGGCTTTGGTTCATCACCCGGCTTGGCTTCATCAGGCTTTGTTTCTCCGGCCGCCGCAAAGGCTGTCTGGCCCTCAGCAACTGCTGGTTTAACTTCGCCCGGCTTGGCTTCATCCGGTTCCACTGCCACCGTTTCAACGGCGGTTTTACCTGTCCCTGCGGCTTCATCCTTCACGGTGTCACCCGGTTTGGTTTCTACCTTTTGTTCAGACATCTTTTTGCTCCTTTTTCTTTTTTTCCGCCTTCATCTCCAGCAGGGCCTCATCCTGCATCTGCCGGAAAAGCGGAAGAAAACGCTCGGTAAATAAAATCTGCACCAGCTCGTTGCTGATGCTCTGCTGACCCAGCAGGTAGTAGGTGTAGCTATTGCCGGTCATCGCGTTCTGCATCAGGTTCGAGTTTCCCATCAGCCGCCAGATGAACCGGCGTCCGCAAGAGGTTTTCATGACGTCTTCGAAGTCGCGCAGCACCGCTTCGTTCTTGAGCAGCTGCTCTTCGGTAGAACCCTGTTCCCGTAGAAAACCTGTTTTGAGCGGATCACTCATCGTCCCGCCCCCATGGTTTTCGCCAGCACATCAACAGCCGGCTGCCCGCCAATCTCAACATCCTTGAGCTTCTGCGCGCCTTCGGCGGCCATCAACGCGGACTGACCGGTCTGCTGGGAGGCCTTCTGTTTGGCTTCCTGATCCATCATGGCCTGCACTTCGTCGTCGCTGCGGATGATCGACGGCGGAGCCCCGTTGACCTGCGCCACTTCGTCCACCGCCTGGAGCGCGTCGATTTTAAACCGCGCCTCCGGCCAGATTTGCGAGGCGGTGGAAACAAACGCCATCGTTTCGCTGATGGCCTGCAAACCGGCAATCTTCTGCGCCTGCGCCAGAATCGAAATGTATTCAATCTTGAGTTCACTGCCTTGCAGTTCGCGCGGAGCCTCCGGAATCAGTCCGGCATCCAGCGCATGGGCAAACGTAATCTGAATGAGCTGGCCCAGCATCTTCTGCATCCGCTCAATCACCGGCCCGAGGACACTGTATTTTTCCTCCATCATCCGCGCCGCCTGATAAGCCGTCTTGATGTCCGCCGCGTTGCCCGCAATCATCAGGAAAATGTGGTTGTAAAATCCTTCACGGATCGCCTTTTCCACCCGCTCAATCTTGAACTCCAATTCCTGCGTGTTGGGACGCACCTGATAGAGCGGCGCAATCCCCGGCTGTCCGCTGCCGCTGGCATCATTCGAACGCGTAATGCCCCACGGCCCGGCGTTGATGATGGTATCTTTGTTCGACGTGTTGGCCAGCAACGGCGGTTTGTTCTGCAAAGCCAGCTGTTGCAGGCTGTCTTCTTCCAGCTTCTGCAAACGCTTTCCGTTGCGAAGATTTAGGTGCCCGGCTCCGATACCGTAAACCTGCCCGCCAACCGCCTCCCACGTGCTTGAAATCACCGGAAACTCTTCGAAGCCGCGCACGCACAAAACAGAGTCTTCCGTCGAACCGTGCTCCCAATAAATTGACCGCCAGTCGCGTCCCAGCGCGTCCTTCACATCGAGCCGGTCATCATTGGATTCAATCAGGCAGCGCACCAGAATCTTCGTTTCAAGATTACCGTCCCGATACGCTTTCTTTGTCCGGTCGGTGACATGCTCCTCGCCGAACTCTTTAACGAGCTGATCGACCGTCATGTAAAATTTTCGCGCAAACGTGTTGGAAATACGCCGGTGATCATTCGCCAGACGATACTCACCAAACGTAAACGTCCGCATCCGCGTCACCGTGTCATAGTCCGGCAGCACCGCCGCCGCGCCGGTTCCGAAAACCAGAATCTCGGTGGCAACTTCCTGCAAGGCGTCATAGACGTTTGAGCGCTGGAAAATTGAATAAATCAGCCGTTCGACGTACGAAAGCCAGCGCGCCGGAGCGCCGAGCTCCGCCAGCCGCTTGTCTTCCGATCCGATACGGAACCACGGCCTCGATGAAGGCGATATGCCCGACTTGATGCCGGCGGCAGCCGTCTGCACCGCCTGAAAAATCATAGTGTTGTGGATGCTCTTGTCGTTGAACATCTCGCCGCGGTCTTCGTTCTCGCTTTCACCGGTCAAAAACCGGCCGCGCCACGGGCAGACATACTGCTGGATCTCCGCCCCCTTTTTGCGGAACCCGTCAAACTCCGAATCGAGCCGTTCGGCCCGTTTCTTGATCTTGTCAAATGTCTCTTTTGAAACCCGCATATCAGGCTCCAAGGGCTGTTTTAGCGGCTGTAGTGGCGGCGCCGGGCAAACCCAGCGCACCCGTCACACGCAAAGATTTTTCGCCGTAAAGTTCAGCAATTTTAGACCGGTCTCGGCTTGCAATAGCCCGCGCGCCGGAGGCGGCGTCCTCATCCTTCACAATCGGATCCGGCTTTTTGGCTTCGGGAATCTTGGGCGAACTCATACACATGACCAACCTCCTGAAAATACGCGGTAAGTTGGCTGTAATGTAAATGCGCTACGTTCTCAGTCAAGAGAAAAACACAGAATGTTGTGGAATCGAACACCTGCGGTACAAGATGCAGGACACTACAGCGGCTTCCAATCGCTTTGCGCCACATCGGAGTTTCCCTGAAGACCCGGAGGCCCCGAAGCCCGGATCACCGGAAAGACCGCTCCTAGTTCGTCATCTAGAATCCGCGCCGCGCCATCAATCACGTCATCATGCAGCCCCACCGGAAAGCCCAGCAGCTCTTCAATAAACTCCGCCACAAAGTCGCGCGTCCGCTTTTCGTGATCGAGATAGAGAATCTTCGCCGGAATATAAAAACGGCCCTGCCTCATCACCGGAACCATCCGGCGGATACGATCCTCTTTGGGAACTCTCCCGCCCAATTCGGTAATTCCAAACCGGTAACTTTCCTGCTCCTGGACGTACTTGATGTGCTCGACATCCGCCTGCAAGCCGTACCGCTCATACCCGATCCAGTTCGGTTTCCATTTGCGGTGCAGTGCAAACAGCGCCGCCGTGCGCTCCGCCAGATTATACCGGCAGCGCAACCCGTCCAGCAGGTAATAGTTGTTGTCGTGATGCAGTCCGATCACATTCATCGTCGTGTAGTCACTGCCCTTTTTCTTGCTGTGCGCCGGATCCACAATGATCGCCACATTCAAATGCACCCGCGCCGGAGTCCGGAAATAATAGGCCACATCGGTCTGCTGGAAACCCATCGCCGAATCCTCTTTCGGATTCTGCAACATCTGCGTAGAAAAGGTGTAAGGCCCCATGTCGGTGCGTTTTTTCTCCAGCTCTGCCGGAGCCAGCAAGACGGAATCACCGGAGGCTTTACCGTTATGCGTAGCCGGAAACATCCGCACCCGTGCCGACTTGCGCTCCATGATGGTTTTGTACGTATCGTTGTAGTGGTACCGCGTACCGATATAGCGCACGCGGCCGCCTTCACTGCCCAGATTGAGCGACAATTCCCACGCATCAGTGGTCTTCGTGATCATCTCGGGTGTGTAGACGCTCTCCCTGGTAACTACGTCGTCATACACCACCAGCTTAAAATGCCTGCCGGTCGGCTGGCCGTCCACCAGACCCCACGCCTCAACCGTTGCCTCTTTGGGATTTCCGTTGCGCTTAACCGTAATCCCGTCGTCTTCACTCCACTTGGCCGCGTCGCGTTTAGGCTCCACCCACAGTACCGCCGGAAACAGCCGCTTCAAAAATGCATTCTGCTCAAACTCGGTTTTAATCTGGCGTAAAAACGCCTTGGCCACCGGCCGGGTGTGAGAAAATACCCCGACAGTAATCTCCGGATCGTTAAGAATATCCTGAATTGTTTTGGCAAACGTAATGATGGTGCTTTTGTAATGCCCGCGCGCCCACAGATCGAGAAACCCGTCCGGAAACATCTCCACATCACGGCACCGGTCATACAACCAGTCCCGATTGGCATCGGGACGGTTCAGCACCACCGTCAGCAGGAAGAACAAATCACAGCGGGCCAGCGTCGCCATCGCCGGATAATCCTTCATCTCCAGCAGCCGTTCATACATCCGGTTGCACTCTTCACGGTCCAGGTCGGCCGTCAGTTTATTTTTCATGTCCAAATCCTTTCCGCAAAGCGGCCAGCCGCAACATAACATCCGCATCGGCCTGCACTTCGCCGCCTGTTTCTGCAATGCCGTTCCATCCGTCCCGTCCGTAAACTTTTGGCATCAACCGCTGGATTTCCCATTGCCGGGCATTAATCCGCAAACGGGCCTTGAGCAAACCGGCTTTTGATTTTTCATCCGCATCATCCGCGATCGGAATGCACTCTTCCGCCCGGTTCAGTGTCCGGATCGCCATGGCCGCCACATAGCGTTCCTGCAACTTGCCGTCCCGCGCCACCCAGTACATCCACGTCCGTTTCGCCGGCATCATTTCGGGAGCACAGACAACCGCCAGACAATCCCCGCCCATAATCCCTTCGAGAACCGCCACAGCCGCCGCCTCAGAGAATACCGTCGGCCGCCCGCGCGGCTTCTTTTCAGGTGCCGGTTTCTTCGCTTTTGGAACCTTCTTTTTGGGTGTTTTTTTAACAGGTTTCACTTGTCAACTTTCAGGTTTACATCCGCCCTCGCGCGCGCGTTCTAGAAGACGCGATTATTTATTGAGGCGCGCGCGCCTGCGCGCCACCCGCGTGTACTGGTGCAATAAATACCCTGCATTCATGCCGCGAGACCGGCCTGCACGCCAGCCAAACTCCGCAACTTTCCCGCCGCGCACACTGATGACACAAACCAACACTCATTGGGCACCTCAATGCTTCACGTGGAACTTCAAGAACTTCCGCAGGCTAAGTCCAGTGCGCTTGGCTTCTGCGCGGAGTTCAACCCGCCAGAGCAACCGGTGCGCCAGACTCAACCGCTTCTTCAACGACATCGTTTGCATCGACATGAAAAAAAACCGCGCATCCAGCTTCTGCCGACCCTTTTGACGCTCAATACTCCGCTTTGCACTCCGTTCGCTCATCACACGTTCCTTTCAGTTTTGGTTAAACAAATCACTTTATCCACGCCCCGTTGTCTGCATTCGCCGGTACGGCTTCGCTCCGGATGCCTTCTGCAGTTGACTCATGAACAGCGCCGTCCATGAATGCGGCGACTGCCGGCGCGAAGCCCGACGGTCAATAAAATCCGCCACCAGACGGCTCAAACACTCCCGCCACATCTGCGTTGCCTCCTTCGGCCCTAGCTTCTTCGTCATCGCCGAATACTGCGAAAGCAGCGCATCCTGCGAAAGAGGTGGATCACTCGGAACGCCGGTACGCGGCGGAACCCGGTTCCACCCCTTCGTCCCGCACAAAAACCGCTCCGTCGCATGAATCGGGTCTTTCACCATGAACGCATCGCCCGGTTCGTACAGACAGTCCTCAACCGACTCAGGATATGGAATCGGACGCTCCTGCCGGTCAGGCGGCAAAAAGCCGCCCTCCTCGCTTCGCTCGCGCTCCCCCCCCGCCAACAGCGGACGCGCTGGCGCGCCCGCACCAACTGGAACCAACTGGATTCCCGTAAGGGAATCCTTTTCTGGATCTTGGTCTTGGTCTGCGGGAAATTTCCCGACAGGGACAATTTCCAGACCACCCCCAACCCGCACAGGAATGGCACCAACCCCAACACCAGCGGGGGGGAGCGCGAGCGAAGCGAGCGAACTGGAGTCTCGCACGAGAAACCCAGAATCGAACAAAACACGCAAAATGCGGTTTCTGGTTTTCTCATACTTGCCGGTGCGGGCATAAAGAAAACTATGCAATTCCGGCTCCGTTACCTTGCGGCCGCCAAGTTCAGTAAACCACCCTTCCAGCGGACCGTGTAATGACTCGGCCTCTTCAATCAACTCCTCGCTCGCTTTAACCTGGTGCCGCTCCACATCGCCGCTCGCCGGCGTCTCCTGATCCTCATGCCAATGCACCAGCTTAATCGCCCCGGCATCAAATGCCCGCTTATCCAGCTGGCGGGCAGTCACCAGCAGCTTCATCAAAACCAAAATCTCCTTATTGCGGGCACTTGAAGCGTCTCCTATAAGGAAAAGAAACTCATCCACCGACAGCTTACCGCCGTCCGGACCGTATAGAACACCCTTCTCATAACCCTCCAGCGTACTGCCAGCCATGCATTCAATCTGCGAAAGCAACCCCTTCGCCTCGAAAGAAAGCCGCATCCAGAACGGATCACGCAGCTTACGGTCATGCGCACACTTATGGTAACGCCGCCGGTACCGCCCCTCATCATTACGTCCGCTCATAAAAAAGCCCTTCTATAAGGAAAACCAGTACAGACAGGATTCATTCCTGCCCATTCGCCAACTCCAGCAACACATCCGCATGGCACGGCTGATCCGTCCGGCACCAGCACGCCAGATTCTTCCCACACAACTCACGACGAATGTCCTCCAGCGTTAAAAGACACGGCCGCACAATGCCCGCTTCATTCAGTTCGTGCGTCAACCAGCGACGGTACATTTCAACTGCCATCCCAACCGTGGACGGAGTCGTCTGCTCAAAATCATAAATCACCCACTCACCAAGAATCTTGCGGCGATGCGACGCATCGCAGAACAGATACGGATTCTTTCCCATCACACAGAACGGATTTCCCCACTTCGTCCCGCGGCCGACATACACCGTATTCTCTGGCATCTTCCAGCCTTTGCACCGCTTCCGCTGTATTCGGATGGGTTTCAACCCCTCACCCCCGGCCACTCGTGATGCTGCTGGCCGTCGAGAATGTCGCCGCCGGTGCGTTTGGTTTTGTCCATACCGGCCTCACACTGGCGTTTAAATCCACTGAACGCATACGCCGCGGGATTCCCCCACTGTTTAAAGAAAAACGGAACACCGGCCTCTTGCGCCTGATCGCGCAGCGATCTAAACCATTCCGCATGACCCGGACGGACTTCCTGATTGGCCCCTGATTCTCCGCCAGCAATAATCCAATCTATGGAAGGCTCTCTCCCGGTTCCACCGCAACGGGTGCACGATTCTCGTACAACAACGTTCCCGGGGTGATTGCACGACCGACACCCTACGGGAATGCAGAGATCAACCGGCCCAAGAAGCGGCTCACAGCTCACAAATCGAATAGCGGCCGGAGTGTTAAGCAGGTGCGGAATGCGATCATCAGCCTGTTCCTTATCCTCCGCCGTCACTCCGAGCCAGACGTTGGGAATATGTCTTCCGTTTAAATCCCATCGACTCTTAAAATAGCCATTCATTCTCGCCGCGCGTTTTGTCAGCACGATGAACAGGTGTTGCGGACATTTCTCCATGATGTCAAAAACTTGGTCTATCCATTCCGCATCAGTGTTCTCATGGAACAAATCTCCCATGCTGTTGACGAAGATCGCACGCGGCGTCTTCCAGCCCAGCGGCTTTTGGAGAGTATATTCCAGTCCTACAATTGAAATTATTCCATTCCATCGGCCAGATGCGTCCGTTACGTCCGTATAGCCCCGCGTTCCCATCCCCTTCAGGCGATTCGCCATCTTCTCGGCGTAGCAGTTACGGCAACCATCGGACACCTTTGAGCATCCGACAATCGGATTCCACGTCTGCGGGATATACCCCGGGACATTCAGCCAGCCGATTTTGTGGTGTTTCATCACTCGCCGCCTTTCTGCTCAACCACATTAATCGTCAGATCAATACCAAGCTGCTGGCGTACAACCTCCCGGATATTGTCCCCTACTTCTGCCGATACAACAGCCGTAGTAACCGCATTGCGCGGAACAGTAATAGACGCTTCCAGCTGAGGCCGTTTAAACAGCTCATCCGGAAGATCCAGCCTCAACTTTAAAGCAATTTCGTTGGCGTCCAGACGCGGCACGTTCTTCGCCACACGAACGGACGGCTTCACTCCAAGGAGGCCATTGCCGCACGGCGTATACTTCACAATCAAATATCCTAAATAATTCATATTCCCTCCGTATTCGTCCGCTTTGTCCGTTAAAACCGGCAGGCGGCCCGCAGCCGCCCGCCATCAATCCTTAATCCACAACCGAGACAAAACCCGCCGCCTCGTCCACCGGATCGCAGCCGGCACACGGTTTAAATGTCATCAGATTGCTTCGGAACTTGCATCCGGAGCATTTGTCCGGCTTCTTGAATCCCGGCAGACCGTCTTCATACTCACACTCTCTGCACTCCGGACGATCATCCAATTCCGGATGGTGCAGGCAATCTTCACACCTCCGACTAACATCAACGATAGTCATCGGATCGTTTTCCGTTCCTTCACCAACCAGCACTTTACCTTTCAACAGCCCGATAATCCGCTCACCGAACGAAACAGACACCCCCAGCGTTTCCGCGACAATGTCCGCGAACTCCTGCGGATCGGTTTGCTGTTCCTGGTGCTGGCGGATAACGTCCACCGCCCGCTGTAAAAACTGGTCGCTAGGATCAGACTCCAGCATAAATGCAAAATCGCGCTGGCATTCACTGGCACCAAACTCGCGGTCTTCCACCACCTCGCCGGTTTCAATCACCTCGACGCGCAGACGACCCAGGGCGAAGTCCTTGATAATACGAACTTCCTTCGTGGCCGGAACCGTCTTGCGGTAAAACTGTTCGTCCAGTTCGGCCGCTTCATCATCCAGCGTCTTAATCAGCGCCTTGCGCGAATCACTGAACGCCTTGATTTCAACATGCAACTGCATTACCGCCCGGTGTTTTGAACAGGCTTCGTCCGCGATCTCCAGCAAGCGCTCATCGCTCAGCCGTACCGGAACTTCACGCTCTTCAACCACCACATCCACAAACCGGCTACCCGCCAGAGCCTGCTGTTCAACAGGCCGATCTTCCGTCACTTCTGTCTTTTTCTTCTTAGCCATGATTTCCTCCATTACTCAGTTTCCTTCTGTTCAAAAATCCCATCATCCACCTCAAACAGCATCAGCCGCCCCTTCAACGGTACCGGATCCTCCAGCGCTTTCGGATGGCTCACCATCCAACCGACCGGCCCGAAAAACCACGGACTTGTTTTTGAGCCCAGCGCATAGAGTTGCTGATCAATTGCCCCGACAAACTCCACACTCCCCACCACAGCCCCTACCGGGTACGCCTTCGGATCAATCGGAATATCTTCAAGATTCAATCCGAGCTCTTCATGGTTCGCGCAGATCCAACGCAACCCGTCCACGTCGAACGTCTTGGAAGCGTGGATTGCCAGCCGTTCGCCCGGCTTCAACTGCTTAGGACTCGGATCCCAGGTCCGGTTCTCAACATCCTTGCCCGCATGGAGAATCGCCCACGCCCACGGCTGCCTGACAGATAGGCATTTCATGGCGCCACCTCCAAATAGGACTCATCATCCATTTCATAGAGCTTCAGTCCTTCAACTTCAGCCCGCTCGACTCCAGACAAATTACGAAGGCGAGGAATCCCCCAGACCATCGCCTCATCCTCCAAAGCAACCATTTGCTCTTTACCGGCCAACAACCGGCCTGGGGCTGTATTAGTTACAGAAATAAAATCCAACTTCTTCCTATTAACCTGCTGCATGATGCTCATCTCTGCACCTCTTGCCTCAAGTCTGTAGCCTCCAGCCTTACTTCAACCCCCAACTCCACCAAGCGCCGCAGATACCGCCCCTTGTAGATTTCAAAATCCGGCTCACATGAAATACGGATGTCTATCGGTTCAATGCCGAGACCATCCACCGCCCACGGTTCGGGCGGCTCACCCATCAGCTGCTGGCGTTCCGTCAGCAGCATCCGCCGATCGTAAAGACCAATCTCTGCGGCCATTCGATCTTCGTAATTAGAATCCAGCGACTGAATGCCGGCGGCCTTAAAAACAGCATCAAGAATTGTCCCTTCAAGTTTTGAAAATGCTGGAAACAACTGCTTAACCGGATGCGGCATATCGCCGATGTACGCTTCCGCCGCGTCGTGGAGCAGAGCGTAAAGCGCAAACTCCGGCGGAATCTCCCGGCTCATAATCACGCAATGATGCGCCACGCTGTAGAACTGCTTTGTATGCCCGTTAAACCGCGCCTGATGCGCCAGCGCATGGGCAATGTCAATAAACGACACATCCTCTGCCCGCGGATTCATCACATCAAACTTCCGCCCTGTATAGGTTTGAATCCAGTGCCTGCTCATAACTTCCTCGCTTCCCGAATCAGCGCATCCGTCACTTCAACACGCTCTACACCTTCGATTTGAAAAAAGGTTGGCATCTCGCCGTGATCCGCCAGAAAAGCACACAGAACTTCCGTTAGTTTTTTCCCAAGCTCGTCTTCCTGCGCGGCAGACAGTCCGGGCCAGTCTTCGGCAATTTCTCCAAAATCAACGCTGGCGTCATCAGCAAGATGTTCGCACACGTCATCTCCATGAATTACCGGATGGAACATCAGCCCTTTTCTACCAACATAAACGGAAGATCCGGTATCAAGCACTTCGTCGACAATGAGCGCTAAAACGGCGGCGTCTTTTGTATCGTGCGGTCCGTTGCCGAAATGCTCTTCATCCGTTGAACTCCACCACTCTTCTTTCTTAACTTCATCAGCCATAACCCCTCCGTTTACTTCGTTACCTTCTGTAAAAATCTCAGGAAAACAGCGCTCCCTGCTCACCGACCCGCGCCGGAATCTTCCACCGCTCGTTCCGCCCGACCCGCTCACCGCCGGCCAGCACTAGCTGTTCATTCATCGGTGATCGTTTAGCGTTAATCGTTCGGTTCAAAAACCCTTCGCCAATCCTCACCATCCGCACCGTCTTACCAGTCACCGGACAAACCGTATCGCCAACCACCTCCAGCGCCTGGCGCTCGATCAACTCATTAATGCGCGGCCGCACCCCGTTCATATCCGCCTGCTCCAGCCCCGTCTTAATCTGCCGATCCGTCCAGGCGCCGGGATTCATCAGCAGCCAGCCGAGAATCATCATCTCCCGCTTACTGAACTCCTTGCGCCCCGCGTAATACGCCAGCAGAGAATTAACGTGCATTGCTCACTCCGTTTTTGGTGTTTTTTGTGGCTATTCGCCCCACCGCCAAGACACCCGCGTCTTGCCACCTTCCCAATTCACCACCCAGCAGCCGTTCCACACCATCCGCCCGATGCGTCTAATCCGGCCAAAAAAGGCGCGGCCTGCCGGACTCGCACCGGCTTTGTCATCGCTGCCGGCGGCGTTTGCCATCCGCCGCCCGAAGACCGCAAAAAAGGCACCGGCGCGACGAAGGCTGGCAACTAAACCCACCTCCGACGCACCGGCGCGGCACTCACCGACACAATAGTCAGCCCGGCCTTTAAAAGGTCGCACGGCGCGGAGCCGTCCCGCCAAGGAGTCCAATCCGAAAACGGAACTAGCCTGCCCGCGCCGTGCAAAATAAATCCTCTGAATGTCTACGAAGTGCATCATGCCGCCACCTTTAGTTTTGAGGTTGTTGTGCCGTAGAAAACGCGCTGTACAAAATCAGCCACCGGCTTCGGCGGCTTGCTGTTTTTTACGCCATAACATTGGGTGACTTCTTTGCTCTTCGGATCGTAGGCGGCCGCCACGAACGCTTTGCGCGGATGGTCCGCCAGGCGTACAAAGACCACCACCAGTTCACCGCGTGAAACTCGTGCAGCATACCCTCCAAGGCAGTTAGACATCGCCCGGCCAGCGTCAATAAACTCCTGCTCTGAGCGCGGAATCACAATCCGGTAATTACGGCCATTACGCTCAAACCGGCTCCACTTTTCAGCCACGGCCGCCAGCGAAAGATTCATCTTCTCGATCTCTTCGGCTTTCTCCTGCCGGCGGATCACATCCGCCATATCCTGCACAATCGAACTCCGCGCCTTGAATTGCTTCGGGAAAGAAACCTTCGTGTCGGCCAGATCCAGCCCGGCCTTCTGGCAGTTATGCAGATAGGCGGTATAGACACTCCGGAAAATGTTGAATTTTTCAACGTACTGGAACGCCTTTACCGGACAAATACAGCTCGGAAGGCTGTACCCTCTCCAAAACACCTTCCGCGCACGAATTTCGGTGTATGCTTCGGAAAGAGGAATCCGTCCGTGGAACGCCTTCATGATCACATCGATGCCGGTAAGGTTTTTCTTGATATATTCCGCATTCGTCATGAAGAACTGCCGGAAATTCCTATCCGCTTTCAGCTTCCGAACGATGGAAATCTTCGTGCAGAACCGTCCAAGACCGCACTTGGAAAGCAGCTCGATTTCCGGATGCTCCTTATAGACCTTTAGGTAATCCAGCAGATGCCCGCGATCTTGTTCCCACGCCGACCAGCGGAACCGGCGCGTCCGCTTCAACAGCTCAGGATTAACCACCGGCGCGTGAATCTTCCACATGCAACGGAGCGCATAGGCCGACAGTTCCCAGCGTCTTCCATAGTTAAAACCTCGATCAAAACCAATTCCGTCCGAATACCAGTCAACGAAATATCCTCTGATTGTGCAGAAGCCCAGGTCATGCACATAAATCCACGGATCATCTGCGCTCGCCCGGACGACTTCCTTCACCATCGGCTGAGTCGTCTTATTCTTCGCCTTCACCGCTACCGTCCGGATCTGTACATCAGACCCGCGTTGCGTCAGGTAGTGATAGAACCGGTTTCGGTTTGGCATTTCTCCACCCAGACCATAACCGGCATCCCAGTCAAACTGGAGGATGCGCCGCACCGCCGCCGCCGACAGCGGAGCGTAATCCTGAAGCCAGCGCTTCATTTCTTCACCGCTTTCTTCACCGCCATCATTTCATCATTGGTAAACAGCTCTAGGAAAATGGGGCCCTTCGGCTTCTCTGGCTTCAGTTCTGCCGGCTTGGCCTCTTTCACCAGCTTGGCCGCCTTTGGCTGCTTCTTCACGCCGGCCGGAGTCCGGACAACGCCTTTCGCCTGTCCTTTCGGTTCGGCAACCTCATCCTCTTCAAAGAAGTGGACGATCCACCCGAACACCGTCGCGTCATCCACGCAAACGCATCCTCCGCCACCGGCCAGCTTACGCGCCTCATCCGTCGCGTACTTCACGGCGCCAGCCAGTGTCTTCTTGCCCGCATTGATCTTCGCCGCCAGCACGACGGAAGCATTCTCATTCAGGTAATCAAGGATCCGCTGTTCAGTAGGGCCTTTTGGAGTCAGGTTTAAACGGTTTTCTGCAAACGGGCTCATTTGGCACCGCCTTCCAACCACACCAGCAGCTCTTCCGCTGTGGCAATAATTTCTTTGGCGGTAGGAATATCACCCGTCACCTCTGATCTGGCCTTATTCAGCTCAACAGCCACCTTCAGCACACACTGCCGGTTTGTTGGGCCCAAAGCCTGACCCTTAAATGATCCCTGCGCCTTCGGCGGCTTCGGCTTCTGAATCAGAAACTCGAACGGAGCGGCGTCGCCTTCCTTTTTGGCCTCAAACTCCAGCGTCTTGCCCGCGTCCAGACTGGAAATTTGCATGGCAATATCATCCTCGAACGTCTTCACCGTCCGCACCGCTTCTTCCGGCGATCCATCCACCGAAACCAGACACTCGAAAAAATGCAGTGTCCACGGTTTCTCAGCATCCTTGCTCTTGGCCGGCTTCTTGATCTTCCGGACTTCTTTAATCAGCACCTTGCACATATTGGACTCCTTGTTTTTGGTTTTCCCTTTAATCCCTACGCATTCATCGCTTCCCGCACAGGCTGTCCGCTCACCGGGTCTTTCCCGTATTTCTCCCGGTACCACGCCCGAAAATCACCCGTCTCTTCCATCGGTTCAAAAATTGGTTGCGGCCGCGGCCGCCTTTCAGGAGTTGCTGTCTGCTGATCCCTGACTCCCGACCCCTTTTCCTGCTGGTTCCAATACCCGCGCTTCGTTGTCATGCCCGCGCCTCCGGTGCAGGGATTCGACCTTCCAGCCAGTCGACAATGTCTTGCAGGCAGTACGTCGCTCCGGCCTGCTGTTCGGCTCCAGGCATCTTCTTCTTACGGACGTCGCCATCCTCAACCAGCTTGCGCAGCGCCGTCGCCGGAATACCGAAAATGTCCCGCACATCATTCGCTGGAGCCCACGCCTTAACAACGACCTTGGTCTCCACGCGGGTAATCAGAATTGGTTTTTCGCTTTCGTCGCTCATGACAATCTCCGCTTATCACTCAGCATTAAGCATTCATCGTTACTTCATTGATGTTCTTCATCGCGCTCCACAGCTTCAGCAGATCGTTGTCCGGAAGATCAGCCAGCCTGCTCAGCACCGTCATCCGCTCCATCCCCAGCGACTCCGCCAGCGCCTCGATCTCCGCAATAACCTCCATCCGGTCGAATGTGCTCATGAAATCCCTCCATAAACTTTCTTAGCCAGCGTCTTGATTTCCCATTGCCGGGCTTCAATCCGGGCGCGCTCCCGGTTCCTTGGTAAACAGTTCGATTGAGTTCCCCTGCCTTCTGCCGGTACAGTCCGCGTAATCACCCGAGAACCGAACCAACAGAAGGAGGAGAGAAAATGGCGAATACAGATCACACAACCTACAGTTCCAACCTGAGACAGATTGCGCACGACCTTGAGCAGCTCCCGGACAGTCCGACCAACGCCGAACTTGCCGCCGCGCTGAAAAAACTCGTTCCCGTACTTACGCACATCAGCTCTATCGCTGGAGGACTGAACACACATCTCAGCAGCCCTCACCCAAAGAAGTAACCGGAATCGGTTCGCCCGTAATTTTTAAGAGTTCAGGACCCGCCTTGATCATGCATGTCGCGGAACAGTAGTGTTTTGTCCCGTTATATTTATCTTTAGTGTAAATCATCGCCTGCACGGAATGCCCCCGATCATCCATATCGAAATCCAGCCCGCACTGATCACACGTCATCATTGTCCTGCAGCTCATCACCGTACCTCCATTTTGTAGATTGTGCTCATTTGGTCTCCTTGATTGGGTGTGTACACCCCAAATTAAAAAACCCCTCATGCCGCCGCGTGACGAGCCTTACGCCCCTCTTTTTTTTGATAGGTGTGTACACCCAAAGACAAAATTTTGTTAAGCATGAAGCTGACACTGCGATCATCTGCGGAAGCTTCTTTTTCAACGAACTCTTTCACTTCAGGATCAACCAAGCCGCTAATGTATTTCTTAGCCATTTTTCTTTCCCTTCTTCTCGTGTTGGGCGTTGTAAACAGCCATTCCCTCTTTAACAAGCATCTCCATCGCTTCGCTCTTTGGAATGTGTTTTTCCTCGGCAATGCGATTTACTTCAGCGGCGACATCCTCGTCGACCCACCCGCTGAGACTTTTTTTATTTTTTGCTCTCTGGTTTGCCATTTCTCGCCCTCACAACAATAGGTGTACACACCCCCTATAGGTTTGCCAACTATTATTTTGAATTATTTTTTCACCCCTATAGAATCGCAACATTCACCACTTAACTGAAAGGACGCTCCATGAAGAAGAAATTGCTTCTATTGCTGGCCGTTACAATAACCATGCTCGCCGCGCAGTCATTCGCCCACTCCGGACGTACCGATAAGAACGGCGGCCGCTGGGATCACAAAAACAACACCTATCATTACCACTAATGACCAATCTGATCACAACGATCATTCTAACCAACCTGCTGATCTCGGCAAGCGGATCGCTCCGCGAACGGGATTGGCAGGTTGCGGCGAATGATCAGTATTTCAAAGGCCGGCTGGAGGTTGTCAACTTCGGCGGCCGGTGCGATATCGTAACCGATGAATACGCCATTGAAGTTGACCCTATTGAACGCGCTGATAAAGCCGTTGAACAAGCAAACCGCTATGCCTCCGCACTGTCACTAAAACCGGCCATCGCCGTTTACGTGCCCGCCGGACCAGTCCTTACCATCACCAACGCCCCATGCAGGGTTTTTCTTTTAAGAATTTCACCATGAAAAAACACTGGATCGCAAAACTGCTGCTTATAATAACGACGTTTTTTTCTTGTGGATGTACCACAGAATATATGCCCGAGACTGCTCCGGTTATTGAAAAACGTTCATCAGACTGGATTAACTACACCGGACGATTAAATGCCGAATTTGCCGGAATGCATCTTGGATGCTCCATAGAAGAAGCAACAAATACTCTTTCGAGCTTACTTGTGACAAAAAACATCACAAACGGATCTAAAGAAACTTTTGTCTACAACAGAAACGATCGATTCCCGGAAGCATCAAATACCGTGCTTACATTCTACAATAAGCAGTTAATTTATGTTGGGATCATTTTTAAAGAAAATCTATCCACAGATGCTTTCTCATCATTGAAATCTGCATTAAAACAAAAATTTTCATCAGGAACCGTATTAAACTATGATGACTCCGTCATCATTCATGTAGATGGAATGGTTGTTAGTGTCGGATTAAACTATCCAGAACCAATCCTTTTTCTGTCAGAAAATGGATCACTTATTGGAACTCCATCACGCGACCAGCAGCCAGAAAGCCTAGTTTTGCAAGCCAGACACATTGGACTTGGAAAACTAGAACGATATCAGGAAGCAAACAAACTTTCTGATAAATTATAAAGGAACCATCCATGGCCAATAAACCCGAATCTAAAAAGAAAACCGCCCCGGTCAACCGGATGGAAATCCCGTTTAATGTCCGCATCCCCAACGAACTGCACGACGCCTTCGCCGCGGCCGCGGCCGCGGCGAAGGCGTCGTGC